CTTGGACGCTGAAGTTGAGTTAACTGGTATTCTTTCTGAGCAGGTCGCTCTAGAAATCGATCGTGAGATCCTAGAAGACCTTATCAAGAGAGCAACTGCTGGTACACTACACTGGTCACGTCAACCCGGTCGTTTCGTTAACCGCGAGACCGGTGCTGATCTAGAGGCACAAGGTGCAACTGGATTCCCAGAGTTCACCGGTACTGTTTCTGAGTGGTACGAGACTCTTATCGAGACCGTCAATGACGTCTCTGCTCGTATCCACAGAAAGACACTTCGCGGCGGCGCAAACTTCATCGTTTGCTCACCAGAAGTTGCCAACCTACTTGAGTTCACTGCTGGATTCCGCGCAAGCGTCAGCGTTGACTCAAATGGTACCGCTGGTGCCGTAAATGTTGGTTCAATCTCTAAGAAGTTTGACGTATACGTCGATCCATACTTCCCACGCAACATCTTGTTGGTCGGTCGTAAGGGTAACAGTTTCCTAGAGAGTGGATACGTTTACGCTCCATACGTCCCACTACAGGTCACTCCTACCATCTTTGGTACTGAGGACTTTGCACCACGCAAGGGTGTAATGACTCGCTACGCCAAGAAGATGGTTCGTCCTGACATGTACGGTCTAGTAATCTGCCACGATCTCGTTGGTTAATTACTAATGCGTAGTTAAGGGTTGCCCCTCATCCGTTTCGACGGGTGGGGGGTTTCTCTTTAATAAAACTATTTAGATAGTAGGAGATTAGATGAATGTCTGTACCAGTTTTAACACCGTCAAGTAATTCAAGCAAAGTCATTTTGCCAATTACTGGAACACCTGACAATGTAAATGTGTCAAGCAACCCTTTACCATTTGGTTTTTATATGCAAGGACCAGATGCGGCACCATTTGCTTCAGGTGCAGCAGACCAAGTTAGTTTTGTTTATAAAAAATTGGGTGGCGACGTACTAGATGTTGAATTAACCCAGTATAATGTTTATGCCGCTTATGAAGAAGCAGTATTAGAATATTCATACTTAGTTAACATCCACCAAGCGAAAAACTCATTAAACAACCTACTTGGCGCTACAACCGCCTCTTTTGATGAAGATGGGCAGATTGTTGAAGGTGACCCCTTAAGTGGGTCTAACAGCGAAATGGCGCTTCCTAGATATACGTTTGATTACACAAGAAGAGTGGCTGAGGGTATTGCCACAGAAGCGGGTGCTGGTGGTGGATTAACTTACTATACGGCGTCTTTTGTTCCAAGTGCAAGCGTTCAAGATTATGATCTTCAAGAGATTGTGAGTTCATCAGTTGCCAATGGCGGATTAAATTTAGATACTGGTGATACAGTCGGTAATAACAAAATTATTATTCGTAATATGTATTACAAAACTCCTAGATCAATGTGGAGATTTTTTGGATACTATGGTGGATTAAATGTAATTGGTAATTTATCAACTTACGGACAATACGCAGATGATTCAACTTTTGAGGTTATTCCTACATGGCAGAACAAACTTCAGGCAATGATGTATGAGGACTCAATTTACACAAGAACATCTCACTACTCATATGAAATTATTAATAATAAGTTAAGATTATTCCCAACTCCAGGTAACGAAGGTTTTTCACCAGAGCGTTTTTACTTCAGGTTTACTGTAAAGAAGGATTCTACAGAGGAATATGGAGATCGTCAGAATGGTTCCCGTGGCGTTAATAACATGAACAACCTACCATTCCAGAACATTCCATATTCATCAATTAATTCAATTGGTAAACAATGGATCCGTCGATTTGCTCTAGCACTTTGTAAAGAAATGCTTGGACAGATCAGAGGAAAGTTGGGTAACGTTGTTCCACTTCCAGGTGGGAATGTTTCACTTAATGCTACCGCTCTTTTAGGCGAGGCATCAAAAGAGATGGGCGAATTGAGAACAGAACTTAAGACAGTGTTGGACGAATTAACTTACGAGAAGTTATTAACAAAAGACGCTAATATGACTAAAACGACTGCGGATACACTTAAGCAAGTCCCAGTTCCATTATTTGTAGGATAATAAAGAATGGCAGATGATAAATGGACAAGACCTGACGCACCACCGCCACCGCTTTTTACGGGGCAAAAGGAAGCAGACTTTGTTAAACAAATTAATGATGAAGTTATTGAGCGTGTTGTTGGTCAACAAATTCTTTATTTTGCTATTTCTAGAGAGCACTCAAACTATCACCCACTTTATGGTGAAGCAGTGGATAAGACTTATTTGCCACCAATTAGGGTTTATAGTCGTGTAACATGGCAGGGAACTAAAACTGAATTTACAAAATACGGCGTCGATAGAAGACCACAAATTAAAGTTGATTTTCACAAAAGACGCTTAACTGAAGACCAAGATCTTTATATCCGTGTTGGCGACTTCGTTCGTTACGGCGATTTTGATTACGAGATTGTTGAATTAAGTGAACCTAAACTACTCTTTGATCAGACAGATAAGAGTTTTGAGATTAGTGCAACTTGTATTCTGGCAAGAGAAGGAAAATTCAACCCATAGGAATAACACATGTTACCAAAGTATATTGAAGAAAACTACAAATATAACAATTTCAAAGATGCTTTAAAGAAGGCAGAAGACCTCAGTTGCGTTGGAACACATACAGAAGGTGGTAGTTTTTACCCTTGTAAGAATGCAGATGCTTTATTTAAGGCGGCGTATCCTGTACAGTACGACACACTAATTCCATCAACACTTGAGACTATTGACATGGCGATCTATGGATGGTTAGATCAGACACTAGATGTATTTGCAAATCGAAATGATGGTTGGCGCAAAGTTCCAATTATTTGGTTAACTCAGGAAAGAGCATTTCAAATTAAAGACGATAGAGAAATGAGAGAACTTGGAACAGAATCTTTAAAATTTCCAATGATCTCAGTTCAAAGAACGAGCGTACAAAAAACAGCACCAAACGATTCTCCAATTCCAGCAAAGTTGTTTGCAGAAAGCGATGGAACCACTTTAACAATTGCTAGAAAGGTTAAACAATCTAAAACAAAAAACTTTGCCAATGCAACAAGTTTAAGATTGTATAAACAAAATAATTTTAAATTTGAAAATAAAAAAGTTGTTTATGAGATGGCAACAGTTCCACTGCCAATTTATCATGATCTTAATTATGAATTTAATTTAAGAGCAGAGTATCAACAGCAAATAAATGATATGATAAGACCTTTTGCGACTTTTAATAACAATATCAACCAATTTATGATTAGTGATAGTGGTCACAGTTATGAGGCGTTCTTAGAAACCAATTATGGAGTAACGAGTAACATAAGCAATTTAGCAAACAATGAAAAGATTTACGAGGCAACAATAAAAATTAAAGTTATCGGATACATCATGGGTGCTGGACAAAATCAGAAAGGTCCACAAGTTGCTAGAAAAGAAAACTTCGTTGAAGTGCGATTCCCAAGAGAACATGTAATGTTGGGTGATATTAATGAATTCTCAGATGATGGATACCGACCCTAGTCTTTGCCCTATTTGAAAACTATTTACTGTAGCATAATTGGGAGATGATTTATGAGTGCCAGAAAATTTAAGTTTATTTCACCCGGTGTTTTCCTAAACGAAATTGACAATACACAACTACCAAATGAACCAAGAGAGATTGGTCCATTGTTTGTTGGTAGAGCGAAATATGGTCCGGCAATGAGACCTGTAACAGTTGACTCGTTTGCAGAGTTCGTGCAGTTGTATGGTGAACCAGTTCCAGGTGGAAAGTCTGATGATGTATGGAGAAATGGCAACGAGCAAACTCCAACTTATGGTACTTATGCTGCCCAAGCATGGTTAAGAAACTCATCGACTTGTACATATGTAAGACTTTTGGGATCTCAAAATGCTGCTGCTGAAACCGCTGGTGCGGCTGGTTGGAAGTTAACGGGACAAGTAACCGATGCCTACGCCATTGAAGCAACACCAAATGCAACTACTTCAACTGGTTCTGCATGGGGATTATTTGCATTGCAAAATAACCTTAGTGGAACAGTAAGTAAGAGTGCTACTGGTTCACTCGTTGCTACTTGGTATGTTGAGGATGGGTGTGTTGGTCTTGTTGGTCGTGACGGCAGTGACTTGGAGATCTCCTCAAATCAAGTTGGCAGAGGCATTGGTAGAATAATTGGTTCAGATTCAAGTGGATTGTTTACTGTAACCATTACAGGTTCAAGTGAAAATAGTTACAAAAATAGAGTTATTCGCTTTTCACTAGATGAGACAAGAAAAGACTACATTAGAAATGTTTTCAACACAAACCCAGTTTTAGTAAACCCCACTATTACAAATTCAGAAAAAAGAGAAAGGTATTGGTTGGGTGAGACATTTGCTAATGATTTTTTACAAAAGATTGAAGACAAAACTGTTACTGGGTCAGGAGCAGCGACAGACGGTAACATTGGCAACAGTACTTACCTTGGTGTTATTTTGCCACTAGTATCAGGTTCTGGTGCAAGTTCGGAAACTCATGGTTCGCGCCAAATCCCATTTGAAGATGGTGCAACCAGATATAACCCAGCAACAGGTTGGGTGTTTGCTCAAGATACGCAAACTCACGATAACTTTGTATACTCTCGTACAACAGACCTATTTAAATTTCACGCTCTGGACCACGCTGAGTGGGCACAGAACAATCTTAAGATTTCTATTGCTAATATCAACTACTCACAAGATCAGTTCAATAAATACGGGACATTTGATGTTTTGATTCGTCGTGCTAATGACACCGACGCCGCGCCAATCGTACTTGAGAGATTTAGTAACTGTAATTTAGATCAAAACTCATTAGACTTTGTTGCTAGAAAAATTGGCGATGCTTATGTACAGTTTAATTCTACAACAAGAAGATTAGAAACAAGAGGCGAGTACCCAAACAACTCAAGATACATTAGAGTTGAAATGAAGTCTGATGATCCTGTAAATGAGGAACTATTACCATTTGGTTTTTATGGTCCGTTAAAATACAGGGACTTATTTATTGACGCAGCAAGCAATGCAGCAACTAATTTTCAAAGTGCATATGCGCTTGGTGCAAGTCAAATATTAAACACTGGCGATATCTCAGATGCGGCAAATAATTTGGTTGTCACCGGTTCAAAATTTGGAATTCCAGGCAACAGTGCGGCACCACAAATCAAACTTCTTTACCCATCACATCAGTTGAGAGCCTCGGGCAACCAGGATGGTCTTGCAGATCAGACAGACTCTTTCTGGGGTGTATGGACTGGTAAGAGCAAAACAAGTAACAAATTTAACCGTGATTTTGCAGATTTAAATAGAAATAAATCAGATGGTCTGCCAAGTCAGTTGAATCAAAGTCAAGCCGCTGGTTATCAATTTATTTTCACATTGGATGAGGTTGTTTCAGGTTCCTCAAATGGTCTGTTAACTTGGGTTTCAGGTTCAAGAGCAGGTGGAACATCATTATCATCAGTTGGTTCAAATGATTACAAGAACGTAATTGATTATGGTGTTGATCGTTTTACAATGCCTCTATACGGTGGATCTGAT